GTGGAGTGACAGCAAGATCATTGCGGCCTTGGACACCAGCGCGTCCATGCTCTACCGCGTCCGCAAGCAGTTGGTGGAAGAGGGTTTTGAGGTTCTCGTATCTGCGGGTTTCCACGGCACGGCAGGGCCGGTCCGGGCTTGGCATCGAGGCTCAGCGCAAGGCTGTCGAAGACTATCTGAACGGCGGGAAATGGCAGCTCGTGAAAGAATTTGTCGAGGTCGAGAGCGGCAAGACGGCTGATCGCCCGCACCTGGAAAAGGCATTCCGATTCTGCCGGTTGATCGGTGCCAAGCTAGTGATTGCTAAGCTCGACCGCCTATCCCGTGATGCTCATTTCCTTCTCGGACTCGAGAAGGCCGGCGTTGATTTCGTGGCTGCCGACATCCCCCAGGCCACCCGACTAACAATCGGCATCATGGCGGTCATGGCCGAGCACGAGCGCCGCATTATCTCAGAGCGCACGAAGGCCGCCCTCGCAGCTGCCAAACGGCGCGGTGTGAAGCTTGGCGGAGATCGCGGTGCTCGACTCACCGCGAAGCAGCGAGCGCTCGGTAGAGCGGCCCGGCAGGCGAAAGCTCACGCCCGGGCAGCCGATCTCGCTCCGACCATCAAAGAGCTACAAGCGGCCGGCTGTGGTTCATTGCGGGCCATTGCAACAGGCCTCGAGGAGCGCGGTATTCCAGCAGCTCGAGGGGGCAAGTGGTCCGCCGTTCAGGTAGCGCGATTGTTGGAGATGGCCGGCAGCCCTTTCGTCGACGCAAGCGCCGCCGACGGATGAAGCGATAGCCGGCGCGTGCCGCGGTGACCGGCGGTGGCAAGCGACCGTTTGGTTTCGATATTGTCGGCGGCGGGCTGGTACTGCACGCGAGGGAACAAGCGGCTAATGAGCAATAAACACAATATCTTTTTGCGTCTCTTATTCTCCCGTTTGTGAGACAGGCAGCTATTCGATACTGTTTTCCTTTGTTATGTGTACGAGGTCACAGGCCACGGGGTCGATGGGTCCTGAGAAGAGAAAATCTGGGCACCCTACTGTATTTCCCCCAAAAAAAGTCTCTCACACACCACCCTGTTGACCACAGAACCAAGCGCTGCTCTGCTTGTACTGCGGCGAGCCTGGCAGAAACGCATTTCACCCAAGCCAGAGAGCCTTCGTGACCTAATAGAGAGCAGGGCCGTACGGTACGGCATAGTGCCGCGGACATTGTGCCGTTGGGCTCTCGAGGCAATTGTGCACGACACCTTACCTCTCGTGCTTCCTGAAGGTATTTCTCTCGATACCGTTGATGGAGTAGGGCGAACGTTGCGCCGGAGGATTGACCGCTTATTGCGCGGAATCGAACATATCGATCCCTTCAAATTCGGCTGGGTCAGAGACCTGAAGTGCTATCCGAAGGAGTTTGATAGGTGGCTAAAAGCCAGCTCGCCGGGAATTTCCTGGCTTCCTAGGCAAAAGCGCCCGTCCGACGAGGTAGTTCGTCGCGTGGTCCAGGACTATGTGAACTTGGAGCAATCAACCGGCCACAGTACTTCTATTCCGCGTATGTGGAATTGCGTAAAAAAAGAGGTGCCCGGAGCGACCCGCGCCCAGGCGATCAAAGCGCTGCAAGACATTGTTGGCCCAAAGAAACGAGGCCGGCCTTGGGGAACAACGTCGGCCCGCAAATAAATTCCCAAAAACGCATTGTGGGAATTTTGTAATTTACCTGCAACGATCTACCGACCTTGCAGCAACCCCTACCGACTCATATTCACCTCGTGCAGATAGACCGAGGTGGACACATGCATAATGACGATTCAGACCGGCTTAGCGCCGCTGTACGGTTCCAACTGGAGGGACCTATCTTTGCGCAGATTGAAAACTGGCGTCGTGCGCAAGAAAAAATTCCCTCGAGACCGGATGCTATTCGCGAATTGGTGAAAAGAGCGCTCTGTGTTGCCAAGCAGCAACGCTAACGCGAAGCGCAATAGTCGGTCGGACATGAGCACTGGCGATGCGACCGCAACTTAGGACGATCATCACAAACGAGCACCGCCCGGTAGCGAGCCGGACGGTGCGCAGCTTTTTCAGGTCTATGATCCGCCGACTGTCGATCGGCAGCAACGAAATGCAACATGCAGTTACAAAATTTAGAGGCTCTCCGCAAGCCTGAAACGCGCAAAACAAGTCGCAGTGAGTCTCCGCTTTCAATTTTCCTTACAGCCAAACTGATCGGCTCGCGTCGCTGCGATTGCGAATCGTATGGCATCTGCACAGTTGGGCATGCACCAGTACTTGCCCTGTGTCGCGAATTGATCGCCGCAGGTGCAAACCCGGACATGTCACTCGCCATCTATCGCGGCGAGGTCCTTGCGCTTCGCATCCGCTCCATCGGCGAGGCCGCCGAGCTTGTAGTCGAAGATAGCCAAAACGGGTGCCCTCGGTTCCGTCTAGTGCGTCCGGCAAGGCGTGGCGCAGCTTCGCCCATGCGAAAAAATGGCCTCGGTAGGACCGCCTCCCGGCCCACCGCGCGCGAATGCCTGCCAAACCGGTGCCGTCTAACCGCCGAGCAGGACTGCGCGCCGTGATGCAAATTCTCCATCCCGTCACAAACATAGCTGCGACGGCCAGCCCTGGCCGCCGCTCGACAGAGACCTTTGTTGGGTGCTCGCCCGACGCGGTAACAGCTGCATGCTCTGGCGGTTGGCAGTCGCTCGGTGACGCTGCTGCGAAGGTAATCGCTAAGGTGCGACAGCCATGAAAGTTGCCACGGTTACATCGAACCGGACGCCTATCATTCTGATTTACGGCGCCGAGGGACGGGGAAAGTCCACGTTCGCATGCAAGTTTCCAGCGCCGCTCGCGTTGCTGCTAGAACACGGCCTTCCACGCGGCGTCTCGGTGGATGCTGTCGAGGATATCAATACCTTCGATACCGTTATGGCAGCGTTGCGTGAGCTCTACACTTCGCCGCGAAACTATAGGTCATTGCTGATAGATACGGTCGATGCGCTTGAAGCCCTGTTGATCGAGGGCCTTTGTGCCAAGAACGGCTTGCACCACCGTTTGCTGATCCACAATCTCGAGCGGCTTGCAGCTGGAGAATTTGATCGGCTCGCAGTTTTCATGCCGCCAGGATCGGCCAAAAGCACCTACTCCTCGATCCTGTTTCCACCCTGGTTCCTGGCACAGGAGCCTAAGGCGTCCGTCCTCGCCGCCTCGCACACCACCGAGCTGGCGGAAAAATGGGGACGCCGAGTGCGCAATCTTGTTACCGACCATGGCTCGATGCTCCGCCTTGAGTTGTCGAGCGACAGTCAGGCGGCGGGCCGGTGGGCGCTCACCAGCGGGGGCGAATACTACGCTGCCGGTGTCGGGGTCGGGATTGCCGGATTTCGTGCCGATCTGGCGGTAATCGACGATCCGGTCCGATCGCGGGAGGATGCTGATTCCCAAGCTATCCGGGACCGTACCTGGGATTGGTACAAGACCGATCTCCTGACACGGCTGCGACCGGGTGGGCGCGTCGTGCTCATTCAGACGCGCTGGCACGAGGACGATCTGGCTGCACGTATTCTCGCTGAGGCTGCAACCAGCGGCGAGCGGTGGCATATCCTTTGTTTGCCCGCCGAGGCCGAGCCAGGCGATCCGCTCGGCCGTCAACCCGGCGCCTGGCTGTGGGACGATGAATACGGGTATGCCCGCTTTCTCGCCCGGGAGAAGGCAACACAGCTGCCGCGCAATTGGTCGGCACTCTATCAGCAGCGACCGGCGCCGGAGACTGGAAATTATTTTCGCGACGACTGGCTCCGCGCCTACGTCAACCCACCCGAGCGCCCGACCCTTACGCCGTAACCTCGAATGGCGGCGACTACACGGTTCATGCCGTTGTGGGTGTTGATCCCGAAAATCAGATGTATCTCCTGGATCTGTGGCGGGGCCAGACCTCGTCTGATCAGTGGATTGAGGCCTGGTGTGATCTTGTCTGCAAATGGAGACCTCTGTTCTGGGCCGAGGAGCGCGGTCAGATCATCTCGGGGATTGGTCCTTATCTCCAGCGACGGGCGATCGAGCGCAGGGCTTACACAGCGCGGGAGCAATTCGTATCCCGGGGCGATAAGGCCACTCGGGCGCAGTCATTCAGAGGTCGAATTGCAATGCTCGGCCTGCATGTGCCAACGCGGGCTCCTTGGTACGCCGCCTTACGCTCAGAATTGCTGAGTTTCCCTGCAGGCAAATACGATGATCAGGTTGATGCGCTTGGCTTAATTGGGCAGCTGCTCGACCGCATCACTGCCGGACAAAGGCCCCCAAAAAGGCCGGAGCAGAAGCCCCCTGATCCCTATCAACCTTTTGATGATTATGACTTACAACGCGACGTGAGCCTGAATTTCAAGCTCCTCTAGGACGATGGTCGCGCGGGGCACTGGCGCGCTTTGGGCCTTGAACTGCGTCACAGCCGCGCAGAAGGTCGGCGCGACTCGCTTTTATAACAGGCCCCATAGCCCGGCCGCCCCGTTGACATGTTACACACGCAGTTGTAACATGCCACCGAACCGTGGCAGTGTGCCGTGGTACAACCATGGAGGGATATTTTCATGAGCCCGGCACATCAGGGCAAATTCGTCGCCTACTACCGGGTCTCCACCGACAAGCAAGGCGCGCAAGGGTACGGCATTGGGGCCCAGCGCGAGGCCGTCAAGCAGCGGCTCGATGGCGGGGGCTGGCAACTGCTCAAGGAGTTCACCGAGGTGGAGAGCGGGCGGCGACGCTCGCGCCCCGAGCTGGCCAAGGCGCTGGCCTACTGCAAGGCACACCGCGCCAAGCTGGTGGTCGCACGGCTCGACCGGCT